CCCCCCCCTCAACCGGATTTGCTGTTGGCTCTCTTGGCGACTATTTGGGTTGCCCTACTGGCGTTGCCGATTTAGAGGTCTCTGCCCTGCCTTTTCGTGGCTATGGCCTCATCTTTAACGAATGGTATCGTGATCAGGATTTGGTTTCTGAGCGTACCGTTGACGTTTCTTCTGGGGTTGATACTACTACCGCTACTGCCCTTGCTAATATTGCTTGGGAAAAGGATATGTTTACTTCCGCCCGACCGTGGGAGCAGAAGGGCCCCTCTATTACTATTCCCCTTGGTGGTCAGGCGGACGTGCGTACTGTCGGCCTTGGTGGCGCGCCACAAGTTTTTAACGACATGTCTATTAACGGCAATCGTGACTTGTTCGTCGGCAATTCCACTGGTATCGCTTCCGCTCAGGTCATAGCTGATCTGACTGGTGTTTCGTCGGTTACTGTCAATGTTCTTCGTGAGGCAATGGCCCTCCAACGTTACGAGGAAGCCCGTGCAAGGTATGGATCACGTTATATTGAGTATCTGCGTTACTTGGGAGTCCGGTCCTCGGACGCTCGATTGCAGCGCCCCGAGTATCTCGGCGGCGGTAAGCAAGTTATCCAATTCTCTGAGGTCGTCCAAACTGCCGAAGGAACCGATCCTGTCGGTGAGTTGCGAGGCCACGGTATTGGGGCCGCGAGGTCCAACCGTTATCGCCGGTTCTTCGAAGAACACGGCTACGTCTTCTCCTTCCTTTCGGTACGTCCTAAAACCATTTATGCTCAAGGCCTTCCCCGAACTTGGAATCGGAGAACTAAAGAGGATTTTTGGCAGCAAGAGCTCCAGCATATTGGACAACAGGAAGTTTTGAATAAGGAAGTGTATGCTGCCCATACCACCCCCGATGGTGTTTTCGGCTATCAAGATCGTTACGATGAATATCGTCGGTCTGAATCTACAATTGCTGGTGAGTTCCGAACCACTCTCGACTTCTGGCATATGGCCCGTATCTTTTCTTCCGACCCCGCCCTGAACTCATCGTTCGTTCAGGCTAATCCCACCGAACGTATTTTTGCGGTGCCTTCGTCGGACGTATTGTATTGCTACGTCCGGCATAGTATACAGGCTCGTCGGCTCGTTGCCCAAACCGGGAGGAGCTATATCTTCTAAGGAGCTGCTATGCCTCGTGCTACTTTCACCGGTGTTCGTCTCGTCGCTGTTGACGTGCAGGGTATGAATACCACTGTTAATTTCCCCGATGTGTCGTCTTTCGACACGTTTATGAAAATGAAGGAAGCTATCGAAAATGTTCTCTCTCCCTCGCTTGCCTTGGATGGAACGTCCCAGAAAGGAAAAGACGATAAGTGACGAGGACGGTTCTGTTATATCGTTCCTCAACGCGGACGGTTCCGAAAACCTTGATCCCCAGCCTATGGCACCCCCTGTAGGCTTTAAGCCTGCCCCTTCTCTTGCCGAACAAATTCGTGAAATGGTTCGCTCTGAAAAGCTTGCCCGCGAAGCGGCTGAAGCTGGTTTTGAAACGTTCGAAGAGTCCGACGACTTTGATGTTGGTGATGACTTCGATCCTCGTACTCCGTACGAGGAAATTTTTGATTCTCAGTCCGTCGCTGAAATGCGTAAGACTAAGGAGACCGCCGAGGTCCCCGTTCCCCAGCCCTCTCCGGCGCCTTCGGCGCCGGCTGCGGAGCCGGCCCAGCCGGCGACAATCCCTCCTGAGGCGAAGCCTCAGGGCGTGTGATCCTCAGCCCCTTAAGCCCCCGAAAGGGGGCTTTTTTTTTAACCACCAGTGAGCTACCTTGATGCTCACTGTGCTAAGTGACACCAGACGGGTTAATACTCATGGCCAGACGCTCCTCTACAAAGTCTTCTAATAGGCCTCAGGGGAGGCGCGCATCTCCCTTACTGACGATCGCTAGGCCCCGCCTGCATCCCCTGCCCCCAATGGTGTCACGCCCCTTCGTTTCCACTCCGCTTAGGAAACGTACTCCCAAGGTCGCCCTTCGTACTATTCAGGATAGGCGTACTTGGTTCCCCTCTCTCTTCCGTCCCGCCGCTTCTCTTGGACGTCGAGCGGATACAAAGCTTATCGTCTCCCCAATCCGTCCTACACGGTCCGTTTCGCGTTTGCCCGATAAAGTGGCATTCGACGTCCCTTCTCGTGTTCTCATTTGTGTGCGGCGTAAAGTGCGGAAAGAGGTAATACATGCAATCGGCAAAGGCGGGTCCGGTAATCGCAAACCCCGCCGTAACGACTTCTCGGATGTGAGTTGCTAAATGCTTCCCCTTATAGGTTCCCTAATCGGTGCTGGTGCCTCCCTTATAGGGGGCTTTATGAATAACAACGCTCAGCAACAAGCTAATCAGGCTAATATTGCTTCTACCGAAGCTGCTAATGCGGCTAATATCGCCGCTTCTCAGGAAGCTAATCAAAAGAATTACGAGGCCCAAAAGGAATTTGCTCAGAATGGCCTTCGTTGGAAAGTTGCTGACGCTAACGCTGCTGGTATCCATCCCGTATATGCTATGGGCGCCCAACCAATGAACTTCGCGCCCTCTTTCGTTGGCTCTAACTCCATGGCTTCTACGTCTCTGTCTGGCAATCCCGGTGACGGTGTTGCCGCTGCCGGTCAAGATATTGGCCGCGCTATCGCTGCTACAGAGACTAACGAGGAACGCGCTTTGCGGGCTTTGACCCTCGAGCGCGCAGGCCTCGAAAATGATCTCCTTCGTACCCAGATTCGCCGCCAAGTTATGGAGACTGGTCCCTCCTTCCCCGATGCCGGTGGTACTGATACGTCTCTTGCGATTCTTAAGCACCTTTTTGGTAACGTCCCTCTCGGTCCGCACTCCTCCGCTAGTGATGTCCAGAATGAATATGGTGAGGTTGTCGGTGACGTCCACGGTATCGGTCGTTGGATTCATGACATGTCTTCAGCTGCGGCCAATCACCTCGCTAATATGCCTAATCGCCGCCCCGCTCGTCTGCCGGGTGAGCCTAACCGTCCCGCGCCTGGTCCCGCTAACGCGCACCTCGGGTCCAATTACAATCGCCCTCGTCGTGCGCCTTTCTGAAAGGAGGTTTTAAATGGCTTATCGTCGTCGTCGTTCGTTTCGTCGCCGTGGTGGTAAATCGTACGGTCGTCGCTCGTCGCGTCGTTCTGTTCGTCCATTGCGCATTGGCTACCGCTTCTAATGTTGTGCGCTAAACCGATCTTTGTTAAGGGCATGTACTATCCTTGTGGACAGTGCATGCCCTGTCGCATTAAAAGGAAGCGCGAATGGACCCATCGAATAATGTTGGAATCCGGTTTACAGTCCGACAATACATTTTTTACACTTACCTATTCCGATTCGAACCTGATCACTGCCAATTCCTCCGGTACCGCCAATATGACCGCCGAGCAATGTCCAACCCTAGTGAAGAGAGACGTGCAGAATTGGCTAAAGCGCTTTCGGAAGGCGATAAGTCCATTGAAGATTCGCTTGGTGTACGTTGGGGAATACGGAGATTTGACCCAGAGACCACATTACCATGGTGCGATTTTCGGCTATCCAAACTGTCTGCGGGGGAAAACCAGATATTTAGTTGGTCCCAACCATTCTCAGAAGAGTTGTTGTCCGCACTGCGACCTTATTATGGATACGTGGGGCCGGGGGCATATTATGTTAGGTTCTCTGACGGCCGAATCGGCTCAATATATCGCTGGTTATGTGACCAAGAAGATGACGGTAAAGGGCGATCCCCGGTTACACGGGAGGATGCCCGAATTCTTTCAGCCCTCCTTGAATGGAGCTATAGGGAGTGCTGCGCTCTGGGACGTAGCCTCGACACTGTTACAATTCAATCTCGATCAAACGGAGGCTGACGTTCCTGTCAGTCTCCGTCATGGTTCGCGAGAGTTGCCCCTCGGTCGTACTCTGCGCAAGAAATTGCGCGTTATGCTTGGGAAAGATGACAATGCCCCACAAGCCGCCATCGATCAGTATCAGGAGAAAATGCGCCCTCTGTTTGAAGCTGCGCGCGCTGATCAGACAAACCCCTCGGTACTATCTAAGATACAGGAGAAGAATGTCCAGAAAATAAGAAACATGAATGCTCGTCTTAAACTCCAACCAAAGAAAGGTCTTTAAATGAAACGCGGTAAGTTCTCGCTCTCTAATACTAAATTGCTCTCCATGGATATGGGTGAGCTTGTCCCCTGCGGTCTAACTGAGGTTCTTCCCGGTGACTCTGTTCAACAGGCTACGTCCGCCCTTGTCCGTTGTTCTCCCCTCCTTGCTCCCGTTATGCATCCTGTGGAAATTCGTATCCACCACTGGTTCGTTCCTCATCGTCTTGTGTGGGAAGATTGGGAGGATTTTATTACTGGTGGTCCGGACGGTATGGATGATTCCGAGTTCCCTACGATCAATGCCCCCCCCTCAACCGGATTTGCTGTTGGCTCTCTTGGCGACTATTTGGGTTGCCCTACTGGCGTTGCCGATTTAGAGGTCTCTGCCCTGCCTTTTCGTGGCTATGGCCTCATCTTTAACGA